GAAGCCGGACGACTGCGCGTTCTGCGGGTTCACCGGAGCGAACAACTGTCCCCAGTTGCCGAGCATCGCAGGCGGAACGACGAGCAGGATGCGCCCGGCGCCCTTCACTGCGGTGTAGATCTCGCCCGCTGCGGTCCACAGCGTCGAAGTGAGCGCGGCCGCGGTGTACGCCGCCGAACCCGTGCCCGCAAGCTCGAACGGCGTGCCGTCCGCGGCGTCCAGTGCGGTCGCCGCTGCCTTCTCGGTCTCGATCGCGTACTGCGTCGCGAGGTCCTGCACGATGATGTCGAACGCCGACGGGCTCGACAGGTCGATGTCCTGTCGCGACACGTTGACGTAACCGCCGTACGTGACGGCAGTGCCGGTCACACGGGAGATCGTCATCTTCTGAGAGACCAGTTCGGTCTTCTCATCTGCGGGTGCACCTGCGGAGCCCTGCTTCTGCACGAGCGTGCGCTGGGTGACCTTCGGCCGGTACCACGTCGCGCTCGGAAGCGGACGCGGGCCGAGTGCGGTCACGAGAGGACGCGCGCCGTCCACGAAGTTGACCACGGGCCCGATGATGGGGTCCGGGACGACGCCGGGGTTGTCGCTGGTCTTCTGGTGCGCTGCGGCGCGCATGTACAGTTCAAGGCGCTCGCGCGCGTCCCGGTTGCCCATGGACGAGTTGTACGCGTCCACGATGTACTCGCCGGCCGAGCGGTACTCGATCTCGCCGCGGTCCACCTGGCGGCGGTCCTGCGCGAGATCACGGTGCACCTCGGCTGCGCGAGCGCGAGCGTCCGCGATTGCCTTGCGGGAGCCTGACACGGTGTCAAGCTGAACGTCCAGTTCCTCGATGCGGCCGCGAGCGTCCGCGATCAACTGGGATTCGTTGGTGGTCAGATCACGACTCTGATCGCCGGCCGTACCGATAAGGCTCTCGATGAACGCGGACTTCTCCGCCTGTTCCTTCTCGATACGCACGATCATGGAGTCTGCCTGACTGACGTCAGTCAGCATTGATTCATTCCTTTGCTGGGGAGAGGCGACCTCCGGCATCTGCCGAGGTCAAGCGACGCCCTATCGGCATCACGGCTTTTGCGAGTGCCGCTGCCCTGTCAGCAACGCCGAATACCACGGATCGTTCAAGATCCGATCCAATTCGGGTGTGGAGACCGGCGTTTCCGGCTCCATTTGTTCCTGTGCCTGTCGCACGGAAAGAACCTCCGCCCCGGCATACGCCGGGTTGGGAACGAACGCGATGTGATCGAGGAAGGCCCGCCGAATCCGGCGGAGTCCGCCCAAGAGCTTCTGATCCGATTCCTTGACCAGCATACCGATAGAGCCGCGCAGAACGCCATCATCGGCGAGTCGGAGTGTTTCGTCTCCGAGCGGCGTCTGGGAGACTCGGACATCCGCGATGAGTCCGCGCGGGTCGTCGGTCACGTACTCGACGGCCTTTCCGATGACGCGCGTGTGGTCGTGGTCGCGGTTCGCGGTGACGTGCATCTTCGTCGCAGTGACGCGGTCGAACGCGCCGGGCTCGACCTCCTCCTCCATGACACGACCGCGGTACAGCACGGTCGCGCGCTCGCCATAGGGGACCACGATGAGTCGCACGATGCGCTCGGCGAAGTTCACCGAGTCGATCACTGCGTTGTCGCTGGAGCGGAGTTCGAGGGGCACGTCACGCGGCACTGAGATCCATTCACTCAGTCGTTCGGTCATGACTGGTCGCCTCCTGTCATCGAGGTGCTGGCGGCCGGTCCGCTCAGTCGTTCCATCGCTCGGGCCTCATCAGGCAGCATAACCCCGGCCTCGATCATGATCTTGTAGGCCTCCGCGCGTTCCTTTTGCGGCGCGCGCGAGTACTCATCGCGGTTCAGTTCAAGCTGCTGGCCGAGCGGGAGCAGCCAGTTCGAGAGTGCCGGCATCACGGACGCTGCCTTGACACGCAATGATGCGCGGTCGTGGAAGTCGAACAACTGCGAGACGTTCGAGTACGTCATGGAGTCGCCGCCGCTGGGTAGACCCATCAGGAACGGCGGGACCCCGAGCTTCACGCATATCCGCGACTCGGTCCACTGGGAGAGTTCGAGGAGCGCCATGTCTTTGGCCGACATCGCCTCCGCCTGCTCCAGGCGTGCGCCCTTGCCGAAGACGGCCGGCTCAGCGAAGTTGCGGCGCTTCGCTGCGACGAAATCACGCTGTAGCTCATCCGCCTCCGGCTTGCTCAGCTTCTGCTCGGTCGTGATCCATTCGAGAACGCGGCCGCCGTTCTCCGCGAGGGCATCTACGTAGCGCTGCAAGAGTAGAGCCGTCGTCATCCGCGCGCCGGCGCCGTCGAGCGGGCCGACGCCGCGCGGGTTGGAGAGATCGGTCGTTGACTGGTAGCGGATGTGCAGAACGTCCCCTGTCACGTCCGGGCCGGAAGGCCCGCCGAGAAAGTAGTGCCGTGTCCCGTCGCGATCGGCTTCTACGTGCATCAGATACGGCGGGATGACCCGGAATCGGTTGGGATAGCCGCCGCGCTCGGTCACGGACCAGGCGCGACTCATCGCGAGGATGAACGCCTCGCCAAGCTGGAAGTCCCAGAACAATTGCTTCGCGAACTCCCCCCATGACTGGTAGACGAGTGGGTCGGGATTCTTCATCCACGTCAGCGACTCCACGACTTCGCCGTTGCGTGTGCGGTACACGGGCATCGTGGACAGGACCGATGCATTGAGGTCGATGCAATCCCATGCGGTATCGACCAGCTTGCCCATCGCGCCGGACCAGTTCGCGGTCGACCACTCGGCAGGCCAGCCTGACCACGGCGAGGGGTACAGCACCCCCAGCGAGCGCGGCTCGATCGCCGGCGGCTCCTCGATGACGAGCCCGTGCGGATCTCCGGGCACCCATCCTTCGCCTACGGACGCCGGAGAATTCGGGTTCGGAACGACACCTTCGTGATTCGCACCGAATCCGAGCAGATTCGCCCAGAAACCCATCTATCCATCCCCGATCTCGACCAGTTCCTCCCGACCGTACACAGACGGCCGATATTCTACGTAGCCGTCAACGATGATGACGACACGCGCGTCGTGTCGGCGGCGGTACGCGTCTCGCTCCCAGCGTTGCATATCCGTCGCGACTTCCGCGTCTGGCGCATGGAGTTGCGCCCATTCCGCAGCACGCGGGCCGACGACGAGCACCTTCTGCGGGGTCTCCGGGAGGTACACGTTCGCTCCGGATTCGTTCATTGCGATCCACGCCGCGAGCGTGACGCCTTCGAGTGGCGAGATATCGCCGGCGGAGATCCGCCGTCCCCACGCCCAGCGGTCCAGCACCGGCCGCTTGACCGCATTACGGACGGCCCCGTCGAGTTCCGGATCGGCGCGATGCGCGAGGAGTTCGTTCGCGACGAGCCGCGCGAGTTCACTAGATGCGTTGCAGACGTCATCGGTGGAGAGGATGCGGAGATCGATGCCCTCGAACTCCAGCGCCGGGACGAGCGGTGCCGCGGGGCCGCGGCCGTCGATCGCGACGGGCACGTTGAATCGGTCCGCCCATGACTTCGCAGCTTCGACCAGCCAGCCGACGCCGGGCCCGTACTGGAGCGAACGCACATGCACGACGCCTTCCTCATCCACTGCCGCGGCCGTGATGCTGGAGTGTGTCTGCTCGATGCCGGTTGCGACTGCGAGCGCGGAGGGCTCGAGCCCCTTCGGGAGTTCGCGGAGCAGATCGCCCCACTGGCCGGAGAAGACGTCGATCGCGTCTTCGTCCCAGATGCCGAGGCCCTCGCGGAGCCATGAGTCCGGCGACAGCCGCTTGCGGAGTCGCATCATCGAGGTCATCGGTGTCCTGTGCGGGTACGACGGGTTCGCCTTCTCCCACTGGTCGTGGTCGTCCGGGTCCGCGTCGGGATCCGCGCCACACTCGATCCAGACGAGACCGTCGGAGTTCTCGTCCGCCATCGCCTCGGTGCGCATCCGCTTGAACGCGGCCGAAGGATCGGTCGGCTTGGGAGGCGTGCCCACGAAGATCGCGAGCCCGTTCTCCGCGGTGTTCATCGCCGCGAGCATGTCGTCCATCGCACGCTCGGGGAGGATCTGCGCCTCATCGCAGACGATGATGTCCACGCCGGGGATTCCACGACCGAAGCCGCGAGCGCGAGCACCGAACAGGATCCGGGAGCCGTTGCGGAAGATGATCTCCTTGTGGTTGTCGGACGCGTAGCGCTTGAGCACATGCGTTGCGATCAGCGGCCTGTGAGACGC